CAAAATGAAAGATCAAACCATAGACACATCGTGGAGAGAGGAGTATTTGGAGATGAAGGCTGGTCTCTCGAAATTTCAAATCCAGTTGTTGAGAGAAGGTCCGAAGCAACTAGCACAGGCATGGTTACTGGGAGCAATGCACAGCGACTACGAAAAGATGAAAGGGATCAAACCCAAATACGACAAGAAAGCAGTGAACTGCCAAAGCAGTCTCCAAGAATTCTTCAAGGAAACGAAGGATCAAGGAGTATAATACCCGACCCTTGGTTAGATTATGAATCTGGAACAGATACAGGAGATGTGGAAAAAGGATTCAGTAATTGATAACGATCTTTACTGCGAAGAATCCACAAAGATACCACAACTCCATATGAGATATATGGAATTATATACGACGTTCGGTCTAATGAAGAAAGAACGTGAGATTGAGATGAAAAGACTTATTAGAGAGAAATGGTTATACTATAAAGGTAAAGCACCCTCATCTGTATATAAAGAATTACCTTTTGATCTTAAACTAACTACAAAAGAAGAAGTTAATATGTTTATAGAAGGTGATGATGACGTAAGAAAGTTGCAATATAAAATAGAGTATGTAGATCAATGCATCAATTATCTAGATGGTGTATTGAGACAGATCAACAATAGAAATTTTCAAATTAAAAATGCTATTGATTGGACTAAATTTCAAAACGGATTATGAAGCACGTACTATTTGATTTAAAGCAATGTCTAATAGCTTCTTCATTAGATGATGAAGAGTATGTCAAAGAAACTTTGATAGAGGCAGCAAAGATTGGCAACTTAGAAGTACTAAAAGTTGACACTCACAAGTTTGAACCACATGGTGTTACTGGTTATGCACTACTTGCAGAGAGTCATATAAGCGTACACACCTGGCCAGAAGATGATGTTGCTAGGTGTGATTTGTTTTCATGTAATCCAAACACAGATTACAAAGCAGTAATAAGATATATGCAAGATCGCTTTCACTCTATGGAAGTTAAAAGATGGGGATGTGATAGGTCAGACTGGATATGAAATACGGATGTTCCTATAGAGTCATTGAATTAAATGACAATGCGATGACTAAGATTCAACGCACACTCGATAGTGAAGATTTAGTTTGGAGAGATAGTCTTACACATAATTCAGATGTAGCACAGAGTTCTCAGATGAGAATATCTAAGCAAGCATGGATTAGAGAACATAGATTCTGTGAGATTTTCATGGACATAGCAATGGTAATGAATCAACAGAACTTATGGAACTTAGATATACAGGGAGTTGAACCAATACAATATGGTATATATCCCGAAGGTGGTAAGTATGATTGGCATGTAGATCAACATCCTAAACCTGTCTATTGGGTAGCAGATAGTCCATCTGACAAAGGTATGGTCAGAAAGATAAGTATGACTCTTTTCATGAATGATCCTAGTGAGTACGAAGGAGGGGAGTTTGATTTGGAGCTATATAAACCAGAGACTGATTGTAGATACGAAACGTTCAAGTTGAAAAAGGCATCAGCAATCTTTTTTCAATCGGATCAATGGCATAGGGTTAGACCTGTCACATCTGGGATCAGAAAATCAATTGTAGCATGGTTTTATGGACCTCCTTATAAGTAAGAAGAATGAAGTCTATTTGAAGATTGAGGCACAACCTCATATAAACTATGAACTTGCAGACTTTTTTACCTTTGAGGTAGAGTCCGCAAAGTATATGCAGAAGACAAGAAGATATAAAGGATGGGATGGAAAGATAAGATTATACTCACCTGCTAATGGTGAGATCTATTGTGGTCTAGTAGATTATCTTACAGACTGGGCAGAGAAGAAAGGATATGACTACGTTTTAGATGAGGATAGTTACTATGGACATCCCCAAGAAACAAATGATTTAATTACTCCCGAAGGTGTTGTTGGGTTTGTGAAGTCATTGGGTCTCTCTGTATCAGTTCGTGATTATCAATATCAAGCAATATACGAATGCCTGAAATACAACAGACGACTCCTATTATCGCCAACTGCAAGCGGGAAATCCTTGATGATTTATTCATTAGTGAGATACCATGTTAATGCGAACAGAAATGTATTAATAGTTGTACCCACAACATCTCTTGTGGAACAAATGTATAAAGATTTTAAAGAATATGGGTGGAAAGTTGATAGTCATTGCCATAAACTTTATGCAGGAGCAGAGAAATATACGGAACATGAGGTAGTGATTTCCACATGGCAATCAATATACAAAGAACCTAAAAAGTTTTTTGATAAATTTGATGCTGTGATAGGTGACGAAGCACATCTATTCAAAGCAAAGTCTTTAACATCACTCATGGGTAAACTCCACGATTGTAAATATCGTATAGGTTTTACTGGTACATTAGATGGTGCTAACGTGAATCAGTTAGTATTGGAGGGAGTTTTCGGTAAATGTTCTAAGGTAACTAAGACCAATGAACTAATGAAACAAGGTTATCTTTCTAAGTTGAAAGTTAAAATTGTACTGATTAAACATGAGGAAAAAATATTTGAAGGATACCAGGACGAGATGGATTATCTTGTCGAGCATGAACCTAGAAATAAATTAATTAAAAATTTAGCAAAAGATCTTAAAGGTAATACACTAATTCTATTTAACTACGTAGAAAGACATGGGTTGCCCTTGTTCAATATGATAAATAGTGATACAGACCAACCTGTATATCTTGTACATGGAGGGGTGGATACAGAAGACCGAGAAGAAATTCGATGGTTAACTGAAAGATCAGATAATTCTATTATCGTTGCATCCTATGGTACATTCAGTACAGGTATAAACATTCGTAATCTACATAATGTTATATTTGCTTCTCCTTCTAAATCTCGTATTCGTAATTTACAAAGCATTGGACGAGTTCTTAGGAAAGGAGACAACAAATCAAAAGCAACTCTTTATGATATTGCTGATGACATATCCACTGACAAAGGAAACAATTATACATTGAATCACTTGTTAGAAAGAGTTAAAATTTATAATGAGGAAAAGTTTGATTATGAGATCATAGATGTTAAACTCAAAGATGATTAGTTACGCTAAACACGAAGAAGAATTTTACGGAGTACTTAAACTCGTAAGTGGTGAGGAAGTGTTAGGTAAAGCTGTCTTAACAGATGATCATGGTGAGAGTTTATGTTTCATACAAAACCCAGTAGCGGTGCAGATGATAGAACGTGATATTGAGGGCAACAGATTGGCACGAGGTATAGGTTTTTCTAAATGGATGCAACTATCCAATGAAGATTTCTATGTGATAAGGGAAAAAGATATCTTAACAATTTCATCTATGTCTAAAGAATGTATATTCATGTATGAATCTTACCTCAAAGGTGAAGATCCGCAGGACAGAAGAGACCAGATGGAACAAGGTCCCGAAAAACATTTGGGATATTTGGGTTCTATAGATAGGGCACGTAAGTTATTCGAGAAGATATATACAGATCCAGGTAAATAATATATTCAGAAACCCCTACACGGTTAGTGTACAGCAAATTGACAAGTTTGTCAAGTCCTGCTATAATAAAGTATCCAAGAGGAGATATATGGCTGCACGAGCGAGCACCAAGAAGAAACAACACTACGTTGATAACAAAAAATTTCTTGAGGCAATTATTAAGTATAAAGAAAAAGTTGATATTGCCGAAGCGAAGGGTCTCCCAAAACCTCGCGTCAACAATTATATCGGTGGGTGCTTTTTAAAAATAGCAACACACTTATCATACAGACCAAACTTTATTAATTACATGTATA